TCAGAATAGGTGATCCCGAAGGGTAATAGACGATGAGCTTCTCCCTTGAACTCAAGAACGGCGACCTCGGCCTTAGCGGAACCTCCCTCGGCACCGTCGTGGACGCGGCGAAGCTACAGCAGGACCTCGTGTGCTGCATACTCACGCCCCTCGGGTTCATGGACCTGCACCCGGACTTCGGTTCGATCCTGGAGGAAAACCTGATCAACCCCGACGTGCAGATCATCGGGACCAAACAGTGGAAACGAGCCGCTACCCTCGTGCGCTCCGAGCTACTGCGCATCTGCCAGAACTACCAGCAGCAGCAGATCGCGCGTAACGAACTCGACGGCATCCGATACGGTAAGCCCACTCTCACCCCTGGTGAGATTCTGATCCGCGTGGTCAGCATCGACTTCGTACAGGCTGAAGACCACCTGCTCTGCAAACTCAAACTCGAAATCGGCAATGACTCGCTCGAAGTCAACGTCCCCATCTCCTGATGCCCGTCCTGACTCAATCCCAGTTCGCTGAACAGATGGTCGCGCAGCTTCGGCTGCTCAAGCCTACCATCAGCGGCGAAGTAGGCACGCCTGAGCGCCTCATCCTGGACACGGCAGCCGGAGCCCTTGCCGAAAGCTCCGTGGACCTCATCGGCCTCCAGGAAGCGCTCAACGTCGATACCAAGTTCGGCACCAACCTCACCAACTACCTCGCGATCTTCGGCTTCGAACGACAGCAGGGGTCGGTGGCCACCGGCTTCGTCAAGTTCAAACGCACTACGCCGTCGAACGTCAACATCGTGATCCCCTCGGGCGTGATCCTCAAGTCGCACATCACCACGGCGACGGATGGCTTCCTGCCTGAATTCAAGACGGTCGCCACGGCGACGATCAAAGTGGGCGAAACGGAAACCGGACTCGTCCCGGTGATCGCGCTCCAGTCCGGGACGGTCGGCAACGTACCTGCCGGAGCGATCACGGTCATGTCGTTCCAGAACGTCTTCGGCATCAGCGAAGTCACCAACCCTGCGGCCACCGAAGGCGGGTCGGGTGAAGAGACAGACAACGAACTCAAGACGCGCTTCAAGAACACGGTCTTCCGCAACCTGGCCGGGACCGAAAGCCAGTTCCTCGCCCTCTGTGTGGCCACCGCCTTCTCAACCAAGGCCACCGTCATCGGGCCGATCTCGAAATACCAGGAGTACGTCCAGGTCCCGCTCGAAGACGACACTGCGAGCTACCCGTTCGGCGGAGGGGAATCCTACGCCGGGTACCCGTGGCCGCTCATGGTCCGGGGCTCCATCGAATCCGGCAGCAACGTCGTCACGATCCCGTCCACCTTCGGGGTCAACAAAGAAGACCCCATCGAGATATTCACGGCTGAAGACAGTCCGAGCGTTGCCTTCTCGGGCACGGTCAAAGCTGTACTCGGGCCGACCACGCTCGAACTCTCGGGCGTCGTGAAAGTGCCCATCCTCGATGGGTGGACCTTCGTCGGCAACTTCCTCCCGGCCAAAGAAGCTCTCGTCAACAAGTGGACCACGGCGCTCTCGACCAACCCGTTCGCCAAGGAAGTCTGGAAAGACCGGCTCACCTTCATCTCGGACTCGGCGTCGGGCATCGGCAAATTCTTCTTCCGCGAAGGGGTGGACTTCGATTTCAACTTCCCGCCTGCGCTCCAGGGGGACACGCTGCGCGCGATGATCGATGGCGTCGGCCTCGACCCACGCACGAGCATCACCGGCAAAAACCAGCCGAACATCACCTTCATCAACGTCTATCAGGCGAGCAACGAAGCGGTCAAGGCCGTGTCCCCTGAAGACGTGGTGCTTCTCGAATACGACTACACGTCCACCGCGTCCCGCAACAGCATCCTGCACAACGTCACCAACTGCGTCGATGTCTACGTCGATGGCGTCAACGAACAGAGCACGTCCACGGTCTTCACCGCTCCGCTCGCAGGCAACTCGCAGGCGTTCGTGGACGACCCGACGAGCAAGTACTACTACGAGAACTACCGCCGCGACGGTGAACCGACCAAGCGCCCGCTTGAAGGGAACATCCTCACGCCGCTCTACAACCAGCCGGTGCTCAACGTCCCCGACCAGATCGTCATCGGCGCTGGCAAATACTACAAGGGCGTCCACTACTGGCTCGTCCATGATGTCTCAGGCTACCAGGGCACGATCCGTGCTCGCGACGGCATCGAGTGGAGCGCCACCATCGGGGCAGACCTGGGCGGCGAAGAAGAAGGCGTGCCGACTGAAGTGAGGCCGACGCCGGAATACACCGGGGCGAAGTTCAGCGAAATCCACAGCCCGGAACACGTCACGGTCGATCCGTACTTCTACGACCAGAACGTCGAAGACCTCCAGGCTGCCCTGGAGGCGAACCGCCAGATCACCACGGACACGCTCGCCCACAAAGCGCACCAGCGCTGGTTCAAGCTCAACATCACCGTGGTCTACAACCCGAAATCAACTCAGAGCACCGTCAACAACCAGATCAGGGAAGCGCTCGTCACCTTCTTCGCGAACCAGTACTTCGGCAGCGTCATCCGCCTGAGCGACCTGCTCCAGGTCATCCACAACGTCCAGGGCGTGGAAAACGTGCGCTGGTCGAACGACGTGCCGAACGATCCGAACCTCATCCGCGTGGCACAGACCGACATCGAAGGCCGACTCCTTGAGGGCGTCTTCGTGGACCGCTTCAAGTGGGGCAACAAAACGGAACCAGAGGAACAGTTCCTCACCATCGTCGGTGGCCCTGAACACGGCGCGTACAAACTCGACTACGAAGGGCCGCAGACGGAAGTCATCGAACCAATCGAAGAGGGTACCGACGCGGTGGTGCTCGAAGAACGCATCAACGCAGTCCTCGGACCCGGCACGGTCACCGTCAGTGAAGACAGCCGCTCGTCCACGAACGTCACCGAACCGATCCGATCCTTCCGCATCAAATACGCTGCGGCTGGCACGCGCATCCTGCCGACTGTGGTCTACCCGTTGAACCCACCGGACAAACCGTACTCAGGGGGCGAATACGTCTTCGACTCCGACTTCTTCCTACGCGATGACGAGCTTCCTGCCCTGCCGACCGGCCTACAGCCTGGTGACACCGTGCCCGGTCTGATCATCAAGGCACGCGCTCAGAACGTGTGGGAGAAGGCATGACCGAAGTCCTCGGCAACACCACAGAACTTCCGGACCTCACGACGGAAATCAACCAGCAGTTCTTCATCGAGCCGCTTGGTGGTCCGAAACACCCGGTCAGCTACCTTGATGCGTTCCCGGAAACGCTGTACAACAAGGCGCTCGACTCCAACCTGGTCGCGATCATGTACGCGATCCTCGGGCCGTCTGGTATCGGGGCGCTCAAGCAGAACTACCTCGAAGCTCGCATCGCCATCGAAAACAACGGGCTCCGCACGACGGACCTCGACGCGCTGTACTCTGAACCCCTCGGCTTCGCCCGCCTCGCCGAAGAGACGTACACCGACGACACCGAGGGCCTGCTCTCCAATCAGAAGTGGGAGCACGTCCAGGAATCAGACGCGAGCTACAAGAACCGCGCGATCAACTACCTCAAGGCCATGCGCGCAGGAGGCACACTCCTGGGCATCACCCTTGCGGGCACGTCCGCTCTCGACCGCGCCATCGAAATCGTTGAGAACTACCACGCCCTGTTTGATCAGTTCTCTGACGACCCCCTCGGCCTGGAAATCATCGGCCAGACTCACTCCACCGAGGAGATCATCCTCCTGCCGCGTCAGGAGCGCCCGGTCAGTGCCACGCAGACGCTCTCCGTCGAGGGCGAAACCGATCCGATCCAGGGCTTCTTCAAGCTCACCCTCCCCCTTGGTCCGGGCGGCGGCAAAGAAGAAGTGCAGAACACGACCACGACCTACGAACTCCCGTTCAACGTGGACTTCGAAGAACTCACGCTCGCGCTCGAAGCGCTCCCTGTCGTGGGTCCGAAAAACGTGTCGATCATCGGCGGTCCCTTCCCTGGCAACCCGCTCACGATCACCTTCACCGGGGAACTCGCTGACCGTCCCATCGTCCCTCTCCTGATCACGAAGAACACGCTCACGGATGTCGAAGGACACCTGGTCGAGATCGAAGTCACACAGGGTCAGGCGGGCGTGGCCTCCGATGGGGAAGACGCCACCGTCCCCACTGCCCGAGCCGCTGCCAAAGAGCAGGCCGTTGGCGAGATAGCTTGTATCGCCA